CAATTCTTGAATAAAGATTATAGTCAAGTATTAGAAAAATCAATGGAAAAATCTAAAAACAAAATTGGAAGATAACAATGGCATTGAAAGAAGAAGGATTAAAGTGGGATTTGTTACAGGCAAAAATTAAAGCAGCTGAACAGTCTGACCCACCACTAGCACCTCCTGATATATCAGAAGGTTCATATGCGGAGAGAGAGGCTCATTATACTGCTAGAGCGATTGTAAATGCTCTTAGGGACGCTAACTTTACTATAACACAATTAAAAGCACCTGTTGTGGTTGAAGAGTTAGTAACACCATCATTACCTGTTAATATAAAGTTAGATACATTGTTGGGAGATAAAGCTCCTATTTTAAAAATTCTAAGAAAAATTGGAGGTCCAATTCCTGGAATAGATAGATTGATAGGAAAACTTGAACAAGAAATAGAAAAAGCTATAACACCTTTATTGGAGGGTGGAGCTGATTTGGCTGGACTTGAATTAACAAAACAAGCG